AAGAAAGACGAGGAATAATCTCATGGCTGTATTTCTAAATAACAAGGTCGGCGTGAAGATTAACACAGTCGATCTTTCAGACCACGTTACATCTGTAACACTTAATCGTACTTTCGATGAACTCGAAGTGACAGCGATGGGCGATGGCGGACATAAGTTCGTTAAAGGCCTTGAGGCTTCTTCAGTTACAATCGACTTCCTTAATGACACAGCGACCGCTAACGTCCTAGCGACATTGCAAGCTGCATGGGGAACCAACGTCACAGTAGTACTCCTACAGGAAAAGGGAACCGCCGTAAGCGCGACTAACCCTCTCTACACGATGACCTGCCTTATCAACAGCACCACTGATATCAACGGCGCAGTCGGTGACATCGGTATGCAGAGCCTGACATTTAACGTCTCAGGTACTACAGTAGTCGCTACAACAGGCACATTCTAAAACACTAAACAAAGGGGCACAGCATGGCAAAACTAATAGTCACACTAGCGGACAACAGCGTCACCGAGATCGAGATCACACCTCGCCTCGAATACGCGTTCGAGCTATATGCTAAAAAGGGATTTCACAAAGCGTTCCGCGATGATGAAAAGCAATCAGATGTCTATTGGCTTGCGTGGGAAGGCCTTCGACTAAGTGGAGTCACAGTCAAGCCATTCGGCGCAGACTTTCTCGAAACTCTAAAGAGTGTAGAGGTTGCAGAGTCTGACCCTTTGGCCTAGGCAGGGATAGCATCCACTATCTCATCGCTCGCTTGAGCATTGAGACGGCTATCCCTCCACAATCTTTAATTGATTTAGATCCGACAATGCTCCAGATGATTCTGAAAGCGTTGAAGGATAGAGCAAAGGAGCAGAGCGATGCCTACAGAGCTAAGCGGCGCAATTGAACTTCGCAAAGCCCTTAAAAAGGTTGAACCTATTTTGGCTAAAGAATCACAAAAAGAGATCGCCAATCTTCTCAAAGTGGTAACTTCACGAGCTAAAGGTTATGTACCTAGCGCAGCGCCTCTTTCTGGATGGGGTAACGCTGTAGGTATATGGGAAAATAGGGTTTTTAGAAGTAGCGAAGTAAAGCGTGGAATTGGCTATAGCACATCTCCAAGTAAGCCTAATAGACGTGGATTTAGATCACTTGCATCAATCTTTAATAAGAGCGCGGCAGGTGCTATCTATGAGACGGCCGGGCGCTTAAATCCTCAAGGTCAGCCAAGCCAAGAATCGACTAGGGGAACATTCAGCTCTTATATCGACACATCTAACAAGGTTAATAAATCTGCTAACAAAAATGCTGGCCGACAGTTTATTGATGCCTTGCCACCATTGGTTGATAGTCAGCAGTCTGGAGCCTCTGGTCGGCGCACCCGCAAGACTAAAGGTCGGTTAATATTTAGAGCATGGGCAGTTGATCAAGGTAAAACTAATGCAGCGGTTATTAAGGCAATCGAGAGGTCAGTTAGTAAAGCCATCGTAGTAACTAAGGGCGTCAATAGAGATTTTAGAGGACGATAATGTCAGCCAATGTACCTTTATCCATTCGCATTGCCGCGATCTTTGATAACAAAGGTTTGAAGCAAGCCGACACAGCTACGGGAAAATTAAGTAAAGGCGTTAAGAAGTTAGGCGTTGCGATGATCGCAGCCTTTAGCGCTCAAAAAATTATTAGCTTCGGCAAGAATGCAATGAAAGCATTTGCCGAAAATGAGAAGTCTGCCAAGCGATTAGAGACAGTAGTAAAGAATCTAGGTCTAGCCTTTGAGACGCCAGCCATCGAGGCTAGCCTAGACAAGATGTCCGCTAAATTCGGACTAGAAGGCGAAGTGCTACGCGAGGCATTCCAAAAGTTAATTACTACTACTGGATCAGCCAGAAAGTCTCAGGATCTTCTCAACCTTTCGCTAGACATCGCCGCTGGTACAGGCATCGATCTCCTCACCGTAAATCAGGATCTTGCAGCGGCCTACACAGGGCAGACTAGAGGGCTCCGTAAATATAATTTAGGACTTTCTCAGTCAGAATTAAAAACCTTAGACTTTGACGGCGCAGTCGCTAAACTTACCGCAAACTTTAAGGGCGCAGCAGGCGCAGAACTTGAAACCTACGCAGGCAAAATGCGAGTCTTACAAGAAGGCGCAGATAACGCACAAGAAATTATCGGTGGCGGTCTTGTCGATGCTTTGATGATACTTTCAGGTGATACCTCGGTTGAAGATTTAGCCGTTACTATGGAGGAATTGGCTACAAATACCGCAACGGCAATTGGAGAAATAGCAAAACTCGGTAAAACAGTGGGAAACTTTTTCAGTGAAAGTTACGGCAGCATAGATAAATTCTCTGATGACATTACTGATTTTATAGATCGTATAACTTTTAACTCTGACGCAATAACACGGCGAAACGTTGGCCAAGCCCGTCGCTCATTCGGTGGCGGCTCCGGTGGCGCAGGCGGTAATATTGCAGATAACATTGCTAGACGTAATGCAGAAGCGGCAGCAACCAAGCGCGCTAAAGAACTAGCTGCATTACAGAAGAAAACTTTAGACACACAGAAAAAGTCTTTAGCATTACAGAAGGCTTCTAAAACTATCGATCTTGAGCGTATCGGTATCGAAGCAGCGCTTAAAGGCGAGATCAGTAAGACCGATCAACTATCGCTAAATCTTCAATTAGCCTTGCTAGATAAGAATGAAGCGGCAGCGCTTAAACTATCGAATCAATTAGACGCGGCAGTTAAGCGACAGAATGATTTAGCGGCGTCCCTACTTGCTACACCTCAAGCGCCTAACCCTTACGAGCATTGGAAGATCCCTGCCGATCTTCTAGCATACACAGCCTCATCACTAGGGGTTTCTGTATCACAATTAAGCGCAGGCTCTCTCGTGCCTACATCTGGATATACAGATGCACAGCTAGAACTAATGTCGGCAGTAAATTCAGCACAAAGAGCAGCCGATCAATTACTGAACATTCAAGTCTATCTTGATGGCGATATTGTAGGTAGCGCAGTTCGTAACTCATCCGTCAATTCTTCACTCTCTGGATCATTTAATTCAGTTAATCGCGTAGGACGATTCGCAGGATTAACAGCGGAATGACCTTACCTGCCACGATCTCGGTATCGTTCGACTTTAGCCAAGGGGCTACATTCGGGTTCCCTTTTACTATCGGCGATCCGATCAATGGCGTGATAGGCGTATCTCAATTCGCATCGAGTGAAGTACCAGAGCCCGTCATCGATCTTAGCTCACAGACTCGCCAGATTCAGATCAGTCGCGGTCGCAATATCATGCGCGATACTTATGAGGCTGGATCCTGCACAGTTCGAGTCATCGATCAAAATGGTGATTTCAATCCTCAGAATCCAGCCAGCCCATACTTCGGCTATCTCACTCCACTCCGTAAGATCCGCGTTGCAGCTACTACACCGACTACTCAGTCATTCTTATTTTCAGGTTATGTCACAGACTATAAGTACACCTATCCAGTAGGTCAGGAATTAGGTTATGTCGATATTACATGCTCGGATGCATTCCGCTTATTCGCTATGGCTAACGTCTCAACAGTAGCGAGTGCAACGGCTGGACAGACTACTGGCACACGCATCGACAAGATTTTAGATCAGGTAGACTTTCCGTCTAGTATGAGATTGATCGATACAGGATCTACTACAGTTCAAGCAGATCCAGCGACTACTCGGTCAAGCCTTGCAGCGATTCAGGTGGCAGAGTTTACAGAGCAGGGAGCCTTTTACCTTAGAGCCGATGGTGAAGTAGATTTTAAGGATCGTGCCTCAGTAGTAGGATCTCTGGCTACTACCCCTATCCAGTTTAATCAGACTACTGGCATACCCTACGCTAATCTAAAATTCTCCTTTGATGACAAGCTGATCATTAACAGCGCCACAATGAAGCGAGTCGGTGGCACTACCGTCTCATCTAGCGACGTGGACTCCATCGCTAAGTATTTCCCTCACGGTATGAACGTCGAAAACCTTATAGCGCAGACAGACGCTCAGGTACAAGATATCGCTGACATCTATGTCGCTACTCGTAAAGAGACTACGATCCGAATCGATGCCATGACGATCGATCTACTCGATCCTAACGTGCCTACTGACACGATCATCGGGCTAGAGTATTTCGACAATGTGGAGATCACCAACGTACAGCCTGATAGTTCTACAATCGTTAAAACCTTGCAGGTGCAGGGCTTGGCTTGGGATATCACCCCTAATTCAATGAAATGCACAGTCACGACACTCGAGCCGATTGTAGAAGGCCTGATCGTTGGGAACGCAAATTACGGTATAATCGGACAATCCATAATGGGATACTAGGAGAAAAACAATGGCAACAGGCTTTCCAGCTTCAACAGGCGACATCTTTACGGCGGCAGACTATAACGGCCTCGTAACCTTTGATGTCATTGCCGATAAGACCGATGACTACACAGTCGCTATCGTGGACTCCTATCAAGTCCTAGTATCTATGAACAAGGCTACAGCCGTAGCTCTCAAGATCCCTACCAATGCTACGGCGGCTATCCCTGTCGGATCTGTTATTACCATCCTTAACAAAGGTGCAGGGCTCTGCACCATCTCAGCCGTTACATCTGGCACTACTACAGTCCTCTCGGCTGGCGCAGTATCAGCCTCTCCTACCCTTGGAACAAATAGAACAGCGGCCTGCATCAAGACTGGCACTGATACTTGGTACGTCGTGGGAGCCATTGCATAATGCTTAACAACGTTATTGCAGTTTTTGGCGTCCCATTAGTCGCAGCGACAACCGTGGATTACTTGGTTGTTGCAGGTGGCGCAGGCGGTGGATGCGTAGCAGGCGGAGGTGGCGGCGCAGGTGGCTACAGAACTGCAAACTCATTCTCTTTGCCTAGCTCCTTCACAGTAACAGTTGGCGCCGGCGGCGCAGGTTCCACGTCTTCTGCAGCTCGGGGATCAAACGGAGTTACAAGTGTTTTTTCATCTATATCTTCAACTGGCGGCGGCGGTGGTGGTTCGGACGGCGCTGCTGTCAATAACGGTAATGCTGGTGGTTCTGGCGGCGGCGGTGGTGGTCGTGGTGCAGGTGCAACTAATCTCGGTGGCGCAGGCAATTTAGGCGGATACTCACCAGTAGAAGGTTTTGCAGGTGGTAACGGCGTAACAGATGAAGCAGCAGGCGGCGGCGGTGCATCAGAAGTGGGTACAGGCGGCGCAGGAGATTCGACAGGTGGAGACGGATCAGCTTCATCAATTACTGGCTCATCAATTACTTATGCAGGCGGCGGCGGCGGAGGCCAATTTTCATCAGGCAATCCAGCAGGCGGCGCAGGCGGAGGTGGTGCTGGCGGTAGTAGCTCGGTTGCACCTGTCAATGGCACAGAAAATCGAGGCGGCGGCGCAGGCGGCGGAGGATCTAGTTCTTTTGCTAATGGAGCCAATGGCGGATCCGGAATTGTTATTATTCGTTATCCAGACACAAACGCAGATTTATCATCTATCGGAGGAACATTAGTCCACACGAAGACTGTTACTGGCGGTTTTAAGATTTACTCATTCACAGCAGGAACAGGAACGGTGACTGTCTGATGGCGCATTATGCATTCCTTGATAAAAACAATATCGTGACAGAAGTTATTACTGGACGCGACGAGAATGAAGAAGTTGACGGCATAACCGATTGGGAAAAAGCCTACGGCGATTACCGAGGCCAAGTCTGCAAGCGCACTAGCTATAATCACAGGATTCGTTATAATTATGCAGGCGTCGGATATACCTACGATCCGATCAATGATGCATTCATCGCACCTGCTCCATGCGATCACCCAGAATTGACACTAAACGATCTAAAGCGATGGGAGTGTGCTACCTGTGAAGCCGATTTTGTGCAAAGCCGCCCAACAACTTAGAGAGCAATTCGATGACACCTTCCCAGATCGTGATAGGCGTTCCGATGGTTGGATCGGCGATCTCCGTCATTCAGCGCGTCCTAGTGACCACAACCCTGATTGGGCAAATGCACAGGATGGGATTGCTTACGTTAGAGCCATCGATGTCGATCGAGATGTACATAAGTCAGGCAAGCCCGACCTCATGCCCGATATTGCAGATCAGATTCGCAGAGCCGCAAAGCGCGGTGAGAAGCGAATCTCCTACATTATCTTCGACGGACGAATTGCATCGCCTCGCATGGGCTGGCGCTGGCGCAAGTATACTGGAAGCAATCCGCATCGTGCCCATTGCCATATCTCTTTCA